AGGTGTTAAGGACACTATTAACGCGTTGCGTGCCATTGACCCACAGTTGCAAAAAGATTTTAAATCTGACGCCATTTCTATTGCTCAACCAGCTGTGACCGCCGCACAAGCGGTTTATACACAAGTGCCGTTGTCTGGTATGCAATACAAGTGGTCTAGTCGAGGGCGTCAACTATTTCCATTTACCGTTGACAAAGCCATTAAAGGCGTACGCGTAAAATTTGACAGCCGACGAAACGCCGTAGGCGTAATACTTATTGAACAAAAAGACCCGGCAGCCGCAATCTTTGAAACTGCAGGACGCGGCAACGCAAACCGTTTAGGCGACTCGTTGGGTTTTGTTGGCGCTGGTCGTACACGTTTAATCGGGCCAGCCGTTTATAAAGCTAGGCGCGGTATTGAGCAAGCAATGGTTGCCATGATTACTAAAACTCAAACAGAGATACAAGGCGGTTTGCGCTAATGGGTCTGTCAATACCAATCGTTGCAGAGTACGACGGTAAAGCGGTCGATAAAGCAATCAAACAATTTGGGCAATTAGAAGGCGCTAGTGCTAAAACGGCGTTTGCTCTTAAAAAAGCGGCGTTGCCTGCAGCTGCCGCAATTGCTGGCATTGGCGTTGCATTGTTTGACGCCACCAAATCTGCAATGGAAGACCAAGCCGCACAAGTGCAATTAGCGTTGGCGTTGCAAAATGTGACAGGTGCAAGCGATGCACAAATTGCGTCCAGCGAAAAGTTTATTACACAAATGTCGCTTGCCAGCGGTGTTGCAGATGATGAGTTGCGCCCAGCATTAGCAAGTTTGGTGCGTGGCACTAAAGACGTGGAGACCGCACAATCAGCTCTAACACTTGCCCAAGACATTGCTACAGGGTCTAACAAATCACTTGCAGAAGTTTCAGACGCATTGGCGAAGGCGTACGGCGGCAACATGAAAGGCCTGCAAGCGTTGTCGCCCGAGATTAAAGCAATGATTAAAGACGGCGCGTCGCTTGATGACGTGATGAATGTTTTGGGCGGTTCGTTTGGTGGGGCATCAGAAGCGGCAGCTGCAACAGCCGAAGGCGGCATGAAGCGTTTAGGCATTGCTGTATCAGAGACAAAAGAGTCAATCGGCGCAGCACTTATTCCAATAGTTGAGGCGGCACTACCAGTGCTTATTGCGTTTGGTAGTTGGGCACAAGCCAACACTAAAACGCTGTTAATTATTATTGGCGTTATCGGTGGCGTGTCTGCAGCCGTACTGTTGTTTAATACGGTTGTAGGTATCGCCACGCTTGTAAACACAGTGTTTGCTTTAAGTTTGACAGCCGCGCAATTAGCAATGGTTGGCTTTGCCACGTTAGGAATTGGACTAGTTATTGCTGCACTTGTCGCGTTGTATTTCAAATTTGACATTGTCAGAAAAGTTGTTGACACCGTAATTGACGGCATAGTCACCGGCACCAAATTTGCATTTGATGTACTTAGCAATTATTTTACGGCCGTGCTAGGTATTTATAAATCCATTTTTAATGGCATTGCCAAACTATGGAACAGCACTATAGGCAAATTGTCGTTTGAGTTTCCGTCGTGGGTGCCGGGTTTAGGCGGTCGAGGGTTTAGCGTGCCAAACATTCCGTACCTCGCCGAAGGCGGAATTGTTACCGGCCCAACATTGGCAATGATTGGTGAAAACGGGCCAGAGGCAGTCATACCGTTAAACGGCAACAACGGTGGCATGGGCGGTGGCGTAACAATAAATATCACTGGCGGTATTTCATCTGCAGCCGACATCGGGCGCAGCGTTGTTGACGCACTTACGCAATACACGCAAGTTTACGGGCCACTCAATTTGGCGATTAGGTAATGGCTGGCTCAACCGTCATAACTGGCGGTACTTATCTACTGGAATTGTCTACGGGTTACGACTCGTCAGCGTTTTACTTAGACGACTCAACACTGAACGGTACAGCTGTGCTTGACGGCGACGGCACCGATTATGTGGACATTACGCCCGTAGTACAAAACATTGGTATTAGTCGAGGAAGACACAAACCTTTAGACGTGTTTGGGCCCGGCACAATGTCAGTCAGCATTAGCGTGCCCAACAGCAACCGTGCCTATGACCCGTTAAATACATCTAGCGCGTATTACAATCAATTGACCGAACAACCAGGGTTAGCACCGTTGCGTCAAATCCGTTTAAGTCGTAACGGAGAATATCTGTTTACTGGTCGAGTGACGACATATAACCAGCAATACAACATGGGCGGTCTGACTAGTTACCAGATATTTGCTGCCGATGACATTTATGTGCTGTCACAAGGCAGTTTGCCGGCTACGGCTACAAGTAGCCAAACCTCGTCAGCGCGCATTACAGCTGTTTTAACAGCCGCAGCATACACAGGCACAACATCCCTTACAGCCAGCCCAACGGCCACGCTAGGGGCTTACAACATCGCTAGTGGCACAAACGTAAATGCTTATTTAAACCGCATACAACAAGCCGAACAGGGCCGTATTTTTTGTAGTCGCACAAACGTCCTAACAGCCCAGCCACGCATCGGCACCACACTGGCAGCGCCTACCGTCACATTTAACGACACCAATACTGCTACCCCGTACGACAACATTGTGGTGGAATTTGACCAGCAATCGGTCATTAACAACAGCAACATCACTATTGAGTCTGGCGGCACGTTACAAAACGCCAGCGACGCAGACTCGATTAGCCAGTATTTTAAGCAAACGGAAGCAATTACGGACAGTTTGTTATCAAGCGACGCGCAAGCTGCCACATTGGCCAGTTATTTACTTTACCCGATACCTAAACCCCGTTTTACTAATGTGTCAACTACATTTGCCAGTTTGACCGATGCCCAAAAAAACACGTTGGCGCCCATAGAAATAGGCCAAACCGTCACCATTACCAAGTCATTTACCAGCGGAACGCCTACAGCCGTAACACAGGATTTAGCAATCGAAGGAATTGACCACGTAATTGATATGAATACGGGGCATCGTATGAGCTTGTGGACATCACCAACCATCATCCTTAATGACTTTATTTTGGACGACGTTACATTTGGTGTGCTATCTACCACGAACGCGCTTGCATAGGATAAAGTACGACTATGGCAAATACGCAAACCACCGTTCCACTGTTTGTAGCCAATCAAGTTTTGACGGCCGCACAGCAAAATGCCAGTGCCGGCACTGGCGTACCTGTTTTTGCTACTACCGTTACTCGTGATGCCGCGTTTGGTGGCAGTAACAAAGCATTAGCAGAGGGCCAACTTTGTTACATCGAAGCCAGCAACATTGTGCAGTATTACGATGGCGCAGCTTGGGCTACTGTCGGGCCTGCGGCGGCTGGCGGATTAGTTTTTATTAGCAAAACAACAATCACATCAACCGCAGCAACCACCATCAGCAACATTTTTACATCAACATACAACGATTACAAAGTTATCATCACCATTGGTGGCGTAACTGATAGTAACAAATTACGCTTGCAACTGACTTCAAGCGGTACGCCTGTTACTAGCGGATATGCGGCAGGTTGTTTTATTGGTGACTACACATCGGGTGCGCCACCAGTAATTAACTACGGTTACGCGGAGTCAGCAAACTTTGTTTTAGGGTATGTACCAAACTCTGCATCACAAAACGCAAACATTGCGTTTGATATGTACGGCCCGCAAGCAACACAAAAGACCGCTCTTAACGGCCAGACAACATCTGTTTGGTCAGGTGCAGCAAACGCAGGCGGAGCGGTGCTTGGTTTCTTAGACTCGACTACAAGTTACGACGGCATCAAAATTTATTCATCAGCCAACACAGCGCTGACGGGTACTGTCGTTGTGTACGGATACGCGAAAGCCTAAACATGAGCGACATCACAGTAGAACACGAACCAGTCACGGACGAAGGAATAAAGTCTGGGATTGCCGAACAAAAAGCACTTGCGAAAATTGAACAAGACCGAAAAGACGCACGCCAAACAGTGTTAGATAAATTGGGTATTACTGTTGAAGAATTGCACGCGCTTCTTGGCTAGTGTCATGCTTGTAGTTGTCTTGACTGCTTGCGAAACGACACGTAACAACGCAGGCAAAAAAACTGTACGCAATACCGCATTAACACGTTGCAGCACAATTAACCAATGCGAAAGGGCAAGCAATGGCTAAGCAAAATGCCGAAATAGAACACTTACACGCGCGCATGATTGTGTTCGTTGGTTGCACTATTGCAGTGACGTTTGCACTTACCGTCATTGGTTTTGTTTACGGCCTGCTATTTGTTACACAACCGTTAGAGCAATCACCAAACGACGCACAATTTATTGACTTACTTTCAACACTCACCGTCTTTATGACTGGCACGTTGTCTGGTCTAGTTGCCGCTAACGGCCTAAAAAGAAAACCTGCAGATGTCAGTAATACCAGCCAACCCTAAAGTGATTGGCTCAAAGCCGTACACAGGCAACAGTGACGGTGCAGTTGCAGGCCCACGTGCCGGCATGGATGAGTGGATTAGGCAAGCCATCAAATATGGTGGCGGCGCGTTTTCTAACAATGGCTCATGGGGAGTACGCAATATGCGTGGCAGTGAAACATCGTTAAGTGTGCACGCCACTGGTCGAGCAGTTGACTTGTCTTACAGGCCGTCAGAAAAACACCCAGACGCAAACCGTAAAGGCACTATTGCGTTTATTAACATTGTGTTAGCCAACGCAAACGAGTTGGGTGTTGAGTGCGTGCTTGACTATTTCCCAAAAGCATTTGGGCGCGGTTGGCGTTGTGACCGTCAAGCATGGAAGTCTTACAGCAAGCCAGAAATACACGGCGCACCCGGTGGAGATTGGTTACACGTTGAGATAAACCCACAGATGGCAGACGGGCCAAACCTTGTAAAACAAGCGTTTCAGAGAGTATTCACCGAATTGCCACAGTAATGCTCTATGGTCGTTGTACCGACGATTGGAGACGCAAATGGCAGACGCCAAAACTTATGTGTACGAGG